GTCCAAGACTTAGCTGATGAACATGTGCTAGCTATATTAAATAAATACCTGGAAGCTAGAACATTTACAACGAACAGTGACAGAAGCATGCCTAATAAATATTATGAAATTAAAATTGAAGCTTTAAGAAGAGGGCTAATTGACAGATGAAGATTAATGCATTAGAAATGGGCACAAAGAAGTCCTCTCAGGTTATACCTGTAATAAATGATTTGATAAAAGAAATAGAGGATTTAAAAGAAATAATAAAGGACCACATGGACTATACCGGATACTTTGAAGACCATGGTATTGCTTTAAGAGAGAATATGTGGGAACATAACGATAAAAAAATAAAAGTAGTAGTATGAGCCAATTCACAAGATATCAACACATAGAAAAGTATCAAACTATGGAAGTAGAAGGAATAGAGCTTGGTAAAGTCTACGTCTTTCCAAAAATAGATGGGACCAACGCATCTGTTTGGTTAGATGACGATGACATCACCATCAAAGCTGGCTCTCGTAATAGAGAATTAACCTTTGATAATGATAATGCTGGGTTTTTCAAAGCAATTAGAAGTGACTATGATAATATTCATCACTATTTATACGAGCATCCAACACACATATTATACGGCGAATGGTTAGTCAAACACACATTACAAACATATGAAGAAAATGCTTGGCGCAAGTTTTATGTATTTGATGTTATGGTAAATGACATGTACGTAAATTACGATACTTACAAAGAATGGTTGGAAGAGTTTAGTATAGACTACATTCCTGCTATTTGTTCTATTGCAAACGGGGCTTCAGATAAATTCCACTACCAACTTGAAAACTCTAACTACTTAGTTAAGGACGGAGAAGGTTTGGGTGAAGGCGTGGTACTAAAGAATTATGACTTTGTAAATAAGTTTGGACGAACAACATGGGCTAAAATCGTTAGATCAGACTTTAAAGCAAGTTTCCATAAAATAATGGGGCACCCTGAAATGAAGGGCAAAGACACCACAGAAATAAAGATAGCTGAACAGTATATTACGTCACATTTAGTTGAAAAAGAGTTTGCTAAAATAGTGAATAAAAACGACGGGTGGTCTAGTAAATTCATACCTCAGCTACTCGAAACAGTTTTTTATAGTTTGATTACTGAAGAAATGAATGATATATTAAAGAAGTATAAGAATCCAACTATTAATTTTGGAACTCTTAGAAATTTTGTTATACACCAAATCAAACTAAAAAAACATGAGATATTTAGTTAAAGTACTTTCAAACTTACCGTGGTTAATATTCGTTATTATCTGGAATTTTAAATTTCCAGAAGCTACCCCCCCCATAGCTGACATATTGGCTACGGTTTGTTTGTTTTTATTTAATAGAAGTTATACACAAAGATTCGAGGACAACTATGCAAAGTAAAGATGCACTAAAAAAAATAGGATTAGATGCTTACACAGAACTAGGAAAATCACACAAAGCATTAGAAGAATACATTGATAAGTTAGGGACTACTGTAAAAAACGGGAGGCTAACAGATAAAGATTGGGTGTTATTAGTTAGAAAAATGGTGGACCTTGTACACAAACACCCTGAGCTAAGGATTGGGCAAGCTTATATGAATGCCTTATGTGAAGTAGAGCCTGCTTTGTATACGTGTATAACGGGTACAGATGCAGACTGTTTTTATTTAGACAGTAATTTGCACAAATTCATGAAATATTTAAATGGAGAAAAAGCTGATGAAAATTAAAATACCAGAAAACTACGATGTAACTATAAGAGATGGTTATTTGCAAGTGGTAGAAATTAAACAATGTAAAGATGGGGTTATCAGAGTTGAAAAACTTGTATACTCTGATGATTATCCCGCGCTAAAATTGAACCGAACGAAAACACTGTAATTCAAAATTATGAATTAAAGGAGAAATAAAATGAAATACGAACAATTAACAGAAAAGTACGGAACAGACAAAATAGAAGATGTCCCAGTAGAAACGTATAGTCAGTATGAAAAATCAAAAATGAGCACAATGAAATTAAAACTACATAGTGCAAAATTGGGAGATTTTATCAAAGATTATATCGAACACACTAATATTTCTAAATGGAGACGTAGTTTTGATTGGGATATCGTAGAAGAACAAATTCGCAAACATTTAAACCAAGCTACAGTTCAATGGCATCAATAGGAAAATAGGATGAAAAATACTAAAGATATACCAAAAGGTTTTTATTGCTATGATAAGAATGGACATTGTACTCATTATGCTATACTTCCAGATTTACCAGAACAAGCAAATGGTTTTTGCTCTTTTATGGGAAAATCAGATCAAGACTTAAATAAGGAATATGCTAAAACTGTAAGAATTAAAAAATCAAAAGATAAGAGCGTAGAAGGGGAGCTAGTAGTTGATGTATATGGCAAGCCTTTTGAGTTTTCACTGCTCTGGGACCAAGTTAAAGAGTGTGGTGAAAATATGGTAGAAACAGAATGAAAGATGGTATAAGAGCTGAGAATAAACAAAGCGCAATACTTAAGTATAATAGTGGTCATGGGGCTATACTTTGTTCTACGTGTAATATTATTGTTAAAGAAGGGCACTACACTTTTACAGAGGCGGAACAAGATGCTTTTTTTAATAATGGTAACTTAGATCCATACTATTGCGACAAATGCAAACAAAAAATAATGGAGAATACTAATGAAACAATTTAATAATTTATTTAAAATATTAGAAAATACAGGTGAACACTTTCATAGGACTATATGTGGTCTGATAGGCGGGTACTGCGAAGACCGCTTTACTTTACAAGAAATAAAACCTGTTATTGATCATATTGTGGAAAAGGATTTAATTACATGGAGTATCGAAAATGAAGATAATGATGGAGAAGATACGATTGATTATTTTATTGCTATAGATAATGAAAATGGAAATGAATTTTATTCATTTTTAGATATTTACCATGAACTGTATTCCGTACCTACTGCGGTCCTCGGCATGGCTAATCCTTGTGAGAATTATTTCATTTTGGAAAATTTTGATAATAAAGAAGTTATAGAGCTGTTTCTTAGAAAAGTAGGAATAGAACTTGGAGAAGGAGAAGAAGAATGAAAAGAACGTGGACAGGAGAACATAAAACATTTAAGTCTAAAAAAGAAAAGGACACACAACTTGAGTGGCTATTATTTAAAACAGCCTTAGGATTTTTAATAGCCACGGCGTATATGTATTACATAATATTAGGAGGTCCGTCATGAACAAAAATTTAGACAAACAATTGATAGAAAAATATCCGAAAATATTTAGGGATAGATACGCAGACTTAAAAGAAACAGCAATGTGCTGGGGCTTCGAGTGTGACGATGGTTGGAATTGGCTGATAGACAGTCTTTGTGAGTCTGTACAAAGTTACATAGATAGTAATAATGTGTCACAGTTCGTTGCTACACAAGTAAAAGAAAAGTTTGGTACATTACGGTTTTATGGCGATGGGGGCGACGAGCTTATAGACGGGATGACATGGCTAGCAGAACACCAGTCAGAGACTATATGTGAAAAATGTGGAGAATCTGGCCGTCTACAAGTAAGCGGTGGAAACCCGAATGGGTGGATGAAGACACTTTGCAAATATTGTGCTTATGCCTTGGAGTACAAAGATTATCCTTCTACGGAAGAGATAGAAAAGTTTAATAAAGAGCAGGAGACTAAAAGAAATGAGTTATAGTAGATGGGGAAGCCCCGGACGTTGGTATTGCTTCTGGTCAGCAAAAACTGAGTCTAAAAAACGAGATGACCAACTGTTTGAAATTTGTGAAATTGGAAGAGGGCATTTATTTTCATACGGAGAGATGAAAAAAGATCTAGACAAAGTTTTACAGGAAGTAAAGGATAATTACGCGTTGCAAACAACGTGCAGTATGTTTAAAGAAGTTCCTGAAGGCGGAACGCTTGTAGATGCTACTTATGAAGAAACTGTTATTGAACCAGCTCCAGTGTCTAATAATGATCTTAAAGAATTAAAAACATATATGATTCGATTTATAGATGACGTTGAGGAGGACACTGATTTATATGACTAGCTGGTACATAATACAAGTAGATTTTGAATACTTGTCTGATATAGATACTAGATTATGCTTTAGAGAGTATACAACTCTTAAAACAAGAGCTATGCGTGTATCTAACAAGCAGTCGAGGGAATTAAAAGCTCATTTAGATGATCAAGGAATTACTTATGAGTTTGTTAGAACAACTTATACACCTCAAACAGCTAAACGATTTAATCTTAATAGAGGGTATTAAAAAATTACAGTACTAGGAGAAAATAAATATGAAAATACATAATGAAAATTGCGAAGGATGCGTATCTACAGAAGGCGAGAAAGAGTGCTTCGATGATATAAGCGAAATGATGAATTACCATAAATCACAAAGATCTTGGTACGAAGTTATCTGGGATGGCATTTATTACCCATGTTGGAGAGTATTTGATAAAATAAGATATTTTCCAAAAGAAGTTAAATGGTTTATTCAACGAGGAAAAAGGGGATGGTCAGACTGCGACAGTTGGAATGTGTATTCCCACATAGCAGAGATACTTCCATCCATGCTTAAGAAAATGAAGGAAGACAATCATGGGTACCCCTCAGCAATGTATGACGATAACGAATGGGAGCATACGGATGCCGAGGATAAAGCAGCAAAAGAAAAATGGGGTAAGATACTAAATGGTATTATTAAAACATTTGAAATTGAAGCTGGTATAGGTGATTCAGTTATTTTAGACCTAGGACCTCGCCCTACTAAGAGACAAAGAGAGTTTGGAAAAGAGCATTGTGAGAAATTTGGCGTTAAACTGCTAACTAAAGAAGATAGAAAAATTAGAAAAGAGGGCTGGAAAAACTTCCAGAAGTATTTTCACAACTTATGGGATTAAATATGGAAAGCAAAGAAAATAAAATAGGTCATTTTGATTGTGCTTGTCACGATCGAGACCATATGATTAAAGTGTCCCATTTTAATTGGGGACCTGGTGATGAACATAATATACAAGAAATAGATTTTAATTTTGTTATACATCATACTTGTTGGGAAGCTAATAAAAATGGATATACTACTGAAAGTAGAATTCAAGAAAAGGCTAGAGATTTTCTTAACTTCTTTAGGCGCATTTGGTGGAGAATACGTAAATCGGCAGAAATACTTACTACTGGCAGTATAAAATTAGAAGGAAATTGGTCCGCTACAGAAGAAAGCTTTGCAGGTCTTAGAAAATGGATGAATAAAACCGCTAAGATAATTAAGCAAGAAAATGGGAGAGTATTGTAATGAGCGATGAAAAACAAACATGCTGTCAACCAGAAGAATCCTGTAAAGATGATATAAACGATGTGATGAGTTTAGAGGATAAAAAGAAAATGGAGCTTGACCTGTACTTATCTACATGCCAAGCAGCGGACGTAATACCAGACGACTTTGTTGTAAAAGCAGTAAAAGAATACTTACCGAGAAGCTATGATGGCCACACACACCACCATGCTAAACGAGAGTTAGAAATGGGCGAGTGGTTAAAAAAAGGCGAAGACACGCTGTATAACGGCATGATCGGAGAAGCAGTATTAGAATTAATATCTGTTTTTGCAGGCCAAGGTCACTCCGGTATGAGTGCCGGAGTCGTAACAAGTTTATTTACAAAACTGTCAAAGCATGAGCCATTAGGCCCCCTTACGGGCGAAGACAACGAGTGGGTTTCTGATGTAGACAAATACAGTAAGGAGTTTGCAGAAGAAAATGGATATGGATACCAAAACAAACGTGAGTCTGCAGTATTTAAAAACAGTAAAGATGGTACGGCATACTATCTATACGCAATAGTGTTTAGAGAAGAGGATGGATCGACTTTTACAGGCAACAGTATTGAGATGCCTGACAGCAGCATGCTTACAAGCAGGCAGTACATAAAAGGATTTCCTTTTACACCTAAAACATTTTACATTGATGTTGTGTCGAAACGATACAAAGATAGAGATGAAAAACTTGAAGATATAAACGGGGACTGGTGGAAACACTGGATTAAGGACGAAAGCCAGTTGAAGGAAGTTTGGGAATACTACGATAAATATAAATAACATAGGAAAAATAAATATGAACTTACATAAAGACAAGGATACTTAAAATGGGATTAGACACGTACTCAAGTAAAGAAGAACTGGATTATGGAAAGATAGAGCTTTGTGGTGGAATGATGTCTGCTAATGGCCAAGGATCGTTTCGTGGAAAGGTTTACTCTGATTTTATAGAGAAAGTTACAGGCGAAAGTTTGTATCAAGAAAAAATATCGAATAAAACAGTAAGAACTATGTCCTTTAAACTGACTAAGTATATAGAAGATAATACAGAAGAGACACATAACCCAGATCTATACGAATGGGAAGTGACGTGGGAAGATGCAAAAAATCTTGCTAAGTGGTTCAGAGCTACGGCTTGGGACGATGCCGATGTTCTAGGATGGTGGTAAGATGAAGCTAGTATGTATATCTGATAACCATAATAACTACAATGATTTTATTGTCCCAAACGGAGATGTCCTTATACATGCAGGTGACTTTTCTTATCAAGGCAAGCCCGGAGAGATAGTAGATTTTATGGACTGGTTAAACAGACAGCCACATACACATAAACTATGGATCCCAGGGAACCATGAGTTGTCCTTAGAAGATTTTCCATACAATATTGAGACGATTGAAAAAGAAACTAGTTCAGTTTGTTTGCATAACAAAGAATACACAATAGATGGGGCCAGATTTTTCGGAGCAGCGTTTACACCAGAATTTAATCACTGGGCGTACAATCTTACAGATAGACAATCAAAAGTATTTTGGGAAAATGCACCTAGTACGGACGTACTCGTATCCCATGGACCACCTAGAGATGTATTGGATACATCTGGGTATCACGGTAGGCCATTAGGATGTAAGTATCATTTTGAGTACTTAAAACGAACCAAACCGAAGATTAATGTATTCGGCCACATACATGGATCAGGGGGCTTAGAAGAAAAACTTCAATGGGACAACGGAAGTACAACGCTTTGTGCAAATGTATCAGTATTAAACGAAAAGTATAAGTTCGAAAATGAACCTACTGTCCTTGACGTAAATATTTAAATTAAGGAAAATTATGAAAGAGCCAAGAACGAAGTATGAAGTATTGGAAATGGTAAAAGAACTTCGTAACTTACAGTTTGATGAGTTAGAAAATCTGGGTAAGTCTATGATGTTAGAAGACATGTTCCCAGATAAACCATTTCCAGTAAAGATAGAAGTTTCCGGAGGAAATATAGAGAAGCCTTATGAACTAGCTACAGCTTATTTTACTTTTGCTGATGGGTCCGTAGAAAACATAAAATTAATGGAGGTCTCAAAAAAATTGTGGCCTCAAGAACTAATAAACCAATTTAATAAAGATGAAAAAAGAAAGTCCATCGACAGATAGCACAATAAATACTCTCAACTACTCACATAGCACGATTCCAAGTGTATACACATGTTCAGCAGGAACAGCCAACAGTTCATTTTTATACCCAGATGTTCAAAGTACAAGTATACAGCTTACAGCGTCTAATGGTGAAATAATAAATTTATTTATTGATGATAATGATGGCTTGCTTAAGTGCTCTGGAAAAATAGATGAAGAAACAATAACACCTTTCATAAACCTATTTAACCAAAGACTTATTGAGGATTCAAATATTCCGGTAAAATTAGAGTTGCTGCTTATTGATGCTGTGGGCTTGCTAAAAAAGAGCGGCGCGGTAAAAACCTCTCAAGGAAAGAAGTTACTAAGAAAATTTAAAAGTTATTTACTAGGAGAATAAAATGGATAAAGCTGTTAATAAGTATATTGTAAATGATGGAGAAATAAGATGGGAACAAATTATTACAGAGAACCCTTAAAAGAAAGATATAATGAAGACTGTGATTTAAATTATTTTACAGATAAGTATGAATCACACATCGGTAAACGTAGCGCAGCAGGATACTATTGCTGGGACTGCAAAACGACGTTAAAGGTCGGCGGAGAAGCCAAAGTACATTATGACGGAGAGTGGTATGATGAGTGTCCTAAGTGTGGTGCATCTAAGCATGTAGAGACTTTAGACGATAGTTCTGCTGGACGAGAGCTTGGGTTTAATAAATCAAATACAAGCAAGCATAACGGCGTTAGAACAGTGTCTTCTTTTAATTGGGCTATAGATCCTGAAACTTTAGATAGTGTATTAAACGAAAAAACATATAATGAATATGGAGATGACTTCACAAAAGAAGAGTTTAAAAATCTTATTTCAGACTGTCCTATACACTTTACTAGGTCAATTGGGAAAGAATTTTCATAGGGAGAAATAAAATGAGTACAGTAAAAGATACTTGCGCATGTGGGGCTAAGTTTGAGTTTACAGAACAAAAAGGGTGGGGACGAGGTTGCGACACCATGCACAAACAATGGCTTACTGCACATGAAACGTGCAGAAATAAATATGTGCAACCTGCTTGGATTGTTCCAGTAGATGAAAGTTTAAAACCGCCATTTGAAATAACTTGCAATACAAAGGAGAAATAAAATGAATAAACAAACGTTTATAAAAATAGTAAAGTGTCTTAGAAAGCAATATGCTTTAGAGCACGATTTCGCTAATGCAATGGAACCTGTTCTAGACGGCAGGTTTGTTCCACAAATATCTAACGACGTAATGGAAGCTTTTAGGCTTGCGCTCGTAAGTGCTACAGACGAAGATTTTGAAGACTGGGCCTGGTGGTGGTTGTACGACTGTAACGGGATAGATAAAGATTTGGAGCATGATTGGTTTATAAGAGATGCTAAAGAACAAAAAAACGAAGCCATCTTTACGCAAGGCACAAGAGAGCCTCTTGCGGCATTTAGTGATGGCAAAGAATACGCACCACGCAACGCCGAGGAGCTATATGAAATGATTGAACTTTTTAACGATGAGAAGGGATAAATAATGAGGAGCATATAATGTCAACTAGAGCAACATACACAATACACAATGAAGAGTTAAGACCTCAGACATACTACATACACCATGATGGGTACGAAGCTGGGGCTAAAAGTTATTTTCAAGAAATGGTGGACTATGAGGGTCCGGGCAGTAATCAAGACCGCTTTATAAAAGCTAATATAGGAGCCACGTTTACTTACGGTCGCGAGGCACATGGGGATACTGAATATCACTATGACTTGTCAGTAACAGGGCTAGTAACGATGCAGGAATCGGAGGGGTTTACTGAAGATGGGCCGAGAGACTGGGTAACTATAAAAACAATAGATCTAGATAAATGGTTGGAGGAAGTAAACAATGGGTAGAGAAAAACAATTGCAGGAAGTACCAATGACCAGAGAATACTTTATGGAGAAGAACGCCAGTAGTAATAAATCTATTGAGGTTTTTAGGATGAAGTGTTGTGACGAAGAAGTTGGGCGACATATCTTAAATAAAAATATACCAGAAGACTTGGAATTAGTTGAAGATCACTGTGAACGATACTTGCAAACTTACAAGAGTGCAGAGTCCATAACTCCTATTTATTGTAGTTGTGGTCGGCTCCAAGAATATGAAATTAGCCTGGATGGGAGGAAAACATGGTAACAACAGACAAAAAAGATAACTTAAGGTTTACGGTGCCCGGAGGAGGCTGGTTTTATATATGGCTTATTATGTGGGTAGGCGACCCTGACATAATAGACAGTATAATAGAAGTGATAAAGGCATTGTCATCCTGGATAGGGAGGTTATAAAATGATAAGTAAAAAACAAAGTATACATGATTTTGGCCCACATCTAGAAAAGATACTGGTTAGAATGTGTAAAGTTGTGGGGGCAGACCCCAATACAATAGACTTTAAAACAGATAATTGGTATCACTTATATTCTTGGACACCAGAAACAGAGGCAAAATTCAAAGAGTGGATGGTAAAGTACCTTAGAACAACTGCTGCTGCCAGGTCGGAGCTTTTCGGGCACGGGACTTATGTAAGAAAGGAATTACTTGAACGAGAAGTAGATATGTTTAACTTGAATTATGGGTGGAAGACTAAGAATTATGAGGATATAGAATGGGAGCAAGATTAATACAGGCTCTGAAAATTGTAACCTTACCATTTTTACTGATTATCGTATTAGTGGTCGGTACGTTTAGAGGGGTCGTCTCGCACATAAAAGAGATGGGGAAAAAAGAGTAATGAATTACTTCACAAGTGACCTTCATTTTAATCACGCTAAAATATGTGACTATACAAAGCGTCCATGGAAAGAAGATGTGGAAAAAATGAATAGTACACTTATAAATAATATTAATTCTAGGGTAAAACCTAGCGACACTTTATACCACGTTGGTGATTTTGCTTTTAAAGGCGGGTGGCAAGGTGGGAAAGAAGCTGCCCAACATTTTGAGGATAGAATTAATTGCAAAGTTATTCATGTACTAGGAAATCATGACCGTAATAACCACATAAAAAACAGTATTAGATATGCTGAAATGTGGTTTGGCAATAAACGATGGTGCTTACAACATCACCCACCAGAGCCTAGACAGTTGAGACGGTTTCCGTACGCAGGAGATACTACCACGGTTTATTTAGTAGGCCATGTCCATGAAGCATGGAAACATAAATGGGTAGAAGATTTTCTTGTAATTAATGTAGGTACAGATGTTTGGAATTACAGGCCTATAAACACAAGTGAAATAGTAGTATATGCAGATAGATGTATTAAACGATTAACCAAAGGAATAGATAATGCCAAATAATAACTGGGAATCGCAGAGAGCAGAAATTGCGGCTTGGCTTTCTGGTTGGTCTGGAATGATTAAAAAATGGGTTGATAAAATCCTAGACTCAGACCATGACGTTGACAAGAATAAAATTATAAACACTCTAACAGAGTGGATTAAATATCTTGAAGACACAAAACTAAAGATAATAAAAATGAACAGTACACCTCCCAAAGAAGAACCTGAGGGGTATGTCTCTAAAGAAACTAACGAAGACAAACAAAACTTAACCGAGTAGCAACAAACCAAAATCAACAATGAAAATGAACAAAGAAGCTATTTCTGCCCGTAGTAAGATATACTACGAAGGTAACAAAGAAGCTATTGCCGCTAAGAGTAAGGTATATAGGGAAGTTAACAAAGAAGCTATTTCCCCTCCCATTAACTGAGGGTAAATAAAAAATAGCCGAGCAACCACAAACCCACTGGTATTTAGGTCTTCAAGGGGAATGGAATGCGAACTTGATGTAAATCCTGCTCGGCTAAAGGCTGGGCGCACACTTGCCCAAAAAGTGGGTGGTATGCCTATAAGAATGATGGACGAAAAGCCAGCATGGTAACAGGCCAGTATGCATACCACTTTTAGTAACTAATAAGGAAACAAATAACATGATCACATTTAACGATTATTTAGGGTCAATGAAATACACGGACCAAGAGGACATCCTCTTGAACAAGACATAGAAGAAATACTAATTAAAAATTCAAACACAACAATCAGGAAATAACATGAATAACACAAAACAAATATACGAACACATAACAGCATTATACATGGACTTCGTAGATAACCATGAAGAAAGCATGAACGGAAACAAAGCAGCTGGAAGCAGAGCACGTAAAGCACTTGGCGAGATTAAGAAACTTGTAACTGCTTATCGTAAAGCATCTGTAGAGGCATCAAAATAATGAAAGTAAATCTTTTAATGCAGGTAAATGACGTAAGTCTGACTGCTGAAAATATAACACTAACTAAAGCATTTGAAACTATGCATACTACGCTTAGATTTACAGATGTGGATAAAGAGTCTAAGATTGGGGTTTCATTGTCGGGAACAGATAAGTATTCTGACAATTATTGGCGTTTAGGGTCTGGTACACATAGTAACTTCTATGAAATGGTCGGAGATATTAATGACACACTTACAACCTCTCCAGGTTGGCCAACGGGGCTTAAGATTCCTAAAAGATTCATTAAAAAATGGGAGCTTAATGAGGCATAAATTAAGAACTATAGACAAAGGACAGTTTTATATACAACTATTCACAGCTATTTTATTTATGTATAAATCTATAGAGGTATCGCCCATAAGCCCTATAAATGTTTTAATCGGCTTATTGTTACTAACAGGATGGTCTTTAGGGGCCGTTAGACATAGAACTGTTAGAAGGAGATTAAGAAATAATGAAAACAAAAACTAAATTCGGACCCATATATGCATTAGCTTCGAATGGTAAGATAAAAATATGGCAAGCAATTATCCGCCCAACTGATCGCGGTGCTTATATAACGTATAAATATGGCTACGATGATGGACAGCAACAAACACAAATGAGAGAAGTATTTGAAGGTAAAAATCTCGGTAAAAAGAATGAGACTACTGCATTTGAGCAAGCTTGTAAGGACGCTGAAAGTAAATACAATAAAAAATGTGATGCAGGCTATCAAGCGGATAAGGATGGATTAACCGTCCCAATTTTACCAATGTTAGCTCACTCTTATAGTAAGCGAGGTCATAACATAAATTGGCCCTGCTATATTCAACCAAAGATAGACGGAATTCGCTGTACTTTCACAATGAAAAACGATGTTATTACAATGTTTACACGGAAAGGTAAAGAGTTTACCCCATTACCCCATTTAGATGGTGCTATCCGATTGTTATATGAAAATGTACAGTCTAACCACTTCTCTACTGAAGATTTATATTTTGATGGAGAAATGTATTCTGATACTTTAACCTTTCAAGAATTAGCAGGAACGCTTCGCAGACATAAAAATACAGATGAAACTCTTAACCAAATATATTTAGTTGTATTTGATATATTCTATTTAAGTAAAGATAGGGCGTATGATTTTGGGTTTAGAACGGCTTTATTAGACCAATTTTTTGAGTCGTATACAAGTAGTTATATTAAGTTAATTGAGACTGAGCAGGTGACCGATGAGGCAATGGTTCACGAGCAACACCAGGAGTATATTGAAGCTGGTTACGAGGGCATAATGCTGCGTAACGCATTAGGTGCCTACAAACTAAACCAGCGTTCTGCTGATCTTCAGAAACTTAAAATGTTTCAAGACGAAGAATTTGAAATAGTTGGTTTTAAAGAAGGAGAGGGCGTTGAAGAAGGTTGTGTAGTATGGCAATGTACTACAGGGGCATATACTTTCTGGGTTAGGCCAAGAGGTACTCAGGAGATACGAAAAGAATTGTTTAAACACGGATATGACTATATTGGAAAACAACTTACAGTACGTTATCAAGAATTAACTGATGACGGGAAACCTAGATTTCCCGTGGGAATTTCAATACGAGACTATGAATAAAAAAGAAACAATGAAAGAACTAATAGCTGAAGCTAACCCAGAAGCAATGTTAGCAGACGGGTTCGACGACGCCTTAATTGGGTATACAGATGGTAGCAATGTTATCGCAGTTTATGACAGAGATAGGTGCGTAAGCATACTAAACCAAGACATGCCACTAGAAGATGCTGAAGATTACTTTTATTACAACGTAATAGGATCGTATGTAGGTGAGTATACTCCTATATTTATTAAAGTATTTAACAAAGAAGAGGAATTTAATGACTAGAAAAGAGGTTATAAAAACAAGTGGGCAGTTTTCAATATATGGGGTATTTAGGTTTTCAACTTATATGCTTTCAGCAGTATCTTTATATATAGAGGACTTTCAGATGGCTGCTATCACTTTAGGGTTTGGAGCACTACTTGGTTTTATCAGACGTGTAGCAAGAATTTGGGAATAAGTCTTGATCGTTTAAGATTTATATACTATATTAAAGAATAACCGTACTTAGATAGGCGGTGAACAAAAAACCCGTAGTGATCTAACGACACTACAATCAAACCTTACTATATGGAGGAATTACACATGACAAATGCATTATACACACAACACACGGGTCTATTCGACCTATTTTTTAGAGACTATATTAGAGACGAAGTTTATTCGCCACTACCTGATAAAGTTCATTACCCCACAGATATATACGAAGATGCCATTGGGCTATCAATTGACATAGTTGCAATTGGAGCGCAGAAGGATGATGTCAGTATATTAACAGAAGACGGTAATACTCTAAAAGTAACTTACAAAAATACTAGTAAACCTATGGATGAAAATGTGAAGCATTGGCATTCTAGGAATATAACTAGAAAGGATTTTGAATTTGGATGGACTATTCCTACGAAATTCAATCTTACAAAAATAAGCGCTGAGTATGAAGGGGGAGTCATTAAATTTCGAATACCTTTTTCAGAGGCGTCTAAACCTAAAGAAATAAAATTAGGATAAATGACAGTATAAAATAACTAAGTTTACGCCTATCTAATACAGCTTAAGCCCCACTTATTAGTGGGGCTTTCTATTAATAATAACTTGGAGACAAGCTTTGAAAAATAATACTAACGAAAATACGTCTATATTTGGTAGTTTTAAAACACAAGACGATATAAATCATTCTTACGGCATGCTTATGAAAAGCCTCCCTAAAAAAAGTAGAGGTGCAGTAACAATTTTTATAGGACGTTTAGAAGAGACTTTAAAACAATGGAAGGGAAATAGAAATGAATAGTTTATTTGATGACAATCTTCTATTCAATGAGAAGAAACATAAGTACTCTTTAAAAAATAGGCCAGACTTTGTTTTTACTAGTACAACTACGATGATACACAAATTTTTCCCTGTCTTTAACGGGCCTAGAATTGCTCAGAATTTAATCGATAGTGTGCCTAAATATTCTGGAATGACAAAAGAAGCGGTAATGAAGGATTGGAGAAAGAGTGCTACGGACGGAACAAGGGTTCACAATGAGTTAGAAAAATACGTCCTAAATAGGCGCACTAAGCCTAAGGAAGAAAAGTCTAAACAAGGAGTTCAATGGTTAAAGGACAGGGTTTTTACGCAAAAAAATTGGGTAGTATATCCGGAAGCAGCCATGTTTAGTACAGATATAGGTATTTCCGGTACAGCTGATTTATTAATACATAATACAGAAACAGATGAGTATGTTATTGGGGATTGGAAAACAAATAAAAAGATAACTAAAACTTCTTACGGTAATAAAGTAGGCACAAGGCAAGCAACTAGACACTTAAAAGATTGTAACTACAACCATTACGCCCTTCAGTTTAGCATGTATAGGTATATACTAGAAAAATACTACGGGTTGAATATAAAAAATTCTTTTCTCATTCATCTTAGTAAGGGTAGCTATAAAGACTATAAGATGCCTTACCTTAAAAATGAGATTAAGAACATGTTAAGAGACTATGAGTCTATAAAATAATTGTTGTATAACAGTCCTTGATTTACCGATTATTTATTCTTATATTAAAGTATGAGAAAAAATAAATATATTGAAAAAGAGTGCCAGAAGCACGGGGAAACGACTTACGTGTTAGAGAGTAGCGGGTACTATAGGTGTAAAAAGTGTCGTGTAGCTAATATGAGTAAATCAAGAAAAAACTTAAAGAGAAGGTTGGTGAGCCATTATGGTGGGGAATGTACTTCTTGTGGGTATGACAAGACTATTGAAGCTTTGGTTTTCCATCATAGAGTTCCTAAAAATAAAAGCTTCTCTATTTCTAGTACCGTGAGAAATTTTAAAGAAATGACAAAGGAGGCTAAAAAGTGTGATTTATTGTGTGCTAATTGTCACGCAGAAACGCATGCTAAAGATTAGTAGTCGCAAATCTGATAGCTTTTTTTCGATACCATAAGAAAGTAAGTATCTCATCTTCTGCTTCAGCACCACGAACACCTGCAACTGTGGTTACTTTTTCAACTTCATATTCTTTTGTTGTGACTTCTTCAATTTCATTCCAGACTGTGTTATCCCACTCAATATCGTCAAGGGGCAAATCTTTACCTACCCCTTGACAAAATACTAAGCTACTAAGGAGTGGTATACTCAGTAGGACTTTCATCTAAACTGAACGCTAATGAGTCATAAGAATAGTACCATATTTCATCATTTGCCCGCCTGTGAAAGATGGCAGGTGACGTTAATGCAGTCTTATCAAACTGCCACTCGTTATCTTCATCAGGAATTCCTAATGTCATAGTAACTATAATATTACGAGTTCTTTCTAATACTGACAAAGGGTGTCCTGGCCATGCTTCCTTACCATCAGTAATTAATCTGATATCTGCTTCAGATTCTAACCCTATCCAAATATTATTAACAACTGCTTTCTCAGCGGCTATCTCAGCTTTAGCTATTGTATTTGCATAGCGAGGCAGAGCAACTGCCGCTAATATGCCTAATATAATTGTAGTCATTACTAGCTCAATAAGAGTAAATCCTTTGTTGTTTTTCATGGTATCTTTTCTACGGTCTAAGTGTTTTATTAAACATAGCTGGATTTTCTAAATCAGCTACATATAGAGTTGGAGCTTCTGCAGCTTCACCACTACCGCCACCAGGGATTACTACATAAATGTAATGTCCATCCTGAAATGGTGATTTAATTGTTTGATCTCCAAATCCCGCTAAGAATTCAGTAGAACCAACAATAGCGCCTGCGTCATCAACTACTGAAACATCAGATTGATTGACTACAGGAATCCCTGCAGCTACATGAGTTAATCCAAACACTGACGACCAGTTTGCACCTTCTGTATCTGAATACTTCTCGAACCCACCATCGGATAATGCAATTTCAGTTGCTGTTCTTGCGGCAAGTATTTCTGTAATGGTTGCTCCATCGCTGCCATATCCACCTACAACTCTATCAAATTTTTCTTGTCCTGGAAATCTTCCACGACCTTCATCAGATACAGCTTTATTATAAAAGTTATTCGCCGATTGAACAATTGCGTCAATGTTTGAGATAGCTTTACGTTTCTTAGCACCGGCACCCACTCCAGAGAATTTAGGTGCAGCAACCGTTGCCATAGTACCCATCATTGCAGCAACAACAGCAAATTCAGCTAATGAAGCTCCACGGGTTCTTTTAAGATAGTTAGTTAGTTTGAACATTTTATATTGTTCTCCATGTTATGTTATTTAATTAGTTTTAATTATTATTTATTAAACATAGCAAATATCATGCCACATATTAGTAATATGTTTAAGTTAACATATTGCTATACTTACAGTTATACAAAATTATAAGGTATAAGAATTATATATGTATCATTCTATTACATAATGTACAATTATGGTACAATAGTATAGTAACGATACACTTAATAAAAAAGATAAGGAAACAAAAGAAATGAACTTAGTACCATTTATTATAGAAAGTACAGCAAAAGGCGAAAGAGCCTACGATATATATTCCAGGCTTTTAAAAGAGGGCATTATATTTATTGGGACACCGATAAATGATATGGTAGCAAACAGTATTATTGCACAAATTCTTCTTCTAGAGGCAGAAGAAGATGTAGACGTAATTCATATGTATATAAACTCTCCAGGTGGAAACATTACATCAGGGTTAGCTATATATGACACAATGCAGAGTATTAACACCCCTATAGCTACTACATGCGTAGGACAAGCTTCTAGTATGGGTGCGTTGTTACTAGCAGGTGGGGCAAAAGGACAACGATCGGCGTTACCTAACTCACGGATCATGATTCATCAACCTCATGGTGGAATTATGGGGCAAGAATCTGACATACAAATACAGGCCGATGAAATGAAGCGAATGAGGTCGTCTTTAAATGCTATCTTATCGAAACATACGAAAAGGACATTGAAAAAGATAGAAAAAGATACGGATAGAGACTATTTTATGTCTTCTGATGAGGCAAGAAAATATGGAATTATAGATAAAGTATTAAATTAACGAGGAGAATTTACTAATGGAATTTGAAATAGTATTAAATGAAATCGAACAAAGATTGGATGTTGAACAAAAAGAATCTTTACTTAGAGATTTAATTAGTTATGCAGATAGGGGATGGCTAGAGATGTCGCTCAGAGACTTTGATGTGATTGGTAGAACAAAGATATATAAAGATTTTGGTTGGCATAACATGGCACACCAGATGCGCGGGGCAGAACAAAGGAAAGATGCCCACCTCACATCATTACTAGGGAATGTCTCAATAGGCGGATGGATTAGTAGGTATCTATTACAGTACCCTTTAAAACAGTTCTTACCTCTACTCCACCGGTACATGTCAGTAGCAGGCTTAAACCTCACCGTAGGCATAACCAATAATTAACTATGAGTAAAGATCAAATAGCGTCTCAACAACCACTTAATATTAATATGGAAAATACCACACTAATGAAGTGTGTTAAGTGTAAATCTACAACGTTTTCAGAAGGTGTCCAATTAAGGAGGATATCTGAGATTGCGTCACCCACAGGACAGGCAGGCATTATACCAGTACCAGTCTTTTTCTGCATCAGCTGTAAATCAGAGATTACCCAAGAGAACAAAGAAACATAAAATAAATTAGTATAATTTGGTATAAGAAAAATAGTGTTTATAGGCTTGGCACTAAAATAAAATGCAAGCCTCACATTTGAAAACAGGAAATAACATGGAAAAAAATAAAAGTACGTGGGCAGTAATAGTCTACGTGGGCAATTACATGAGGAAAGAAAAAGGGTCTTCTTGTGACCTAATTGGGGTCTATCCGACTAAAGAAGCAGCTATGTTTATTAGTCGTAAGGCTAAATTTAATATGAAGTTAGCCTTCTACCCCAAAGTAATCCCATCCAGTGCTCCCGTAACTACGACTAAAGTCGAGCCTTATTTAGCGTACATTAACGAAAAAGAGGAAAAAAGAAATGGCAACAGCAAAAGCATTACCGATGATAAACGGTACAGCAAACGGGGCTGATTTTAAGATTACAGGGAGCGGGCGAATGAGCACCGGACTTGTTGAGAAATCCGTCCAAATCTCCCAAGCTATGGGGACTAAGTTTGAAGTAGAAGTTAGAGGAGACTATATCTGGATTATGGCTAAGCGCCATAAAATGAGTTTAGATCATCTCTTAAGCTTGGTTAAAAAGAATGCGAAGGTGCGTAACATAAGATGGAAAGGAAATAAATACAGAATTTCTAAGAAGTCTGAAGGCATATGCTGGCCATCGCGAAGCGGAGTTTGGGGATCATCTGGATCTGTGAAAAGTCATAGACCATGGTATCTTACCCCAGGTAAGTAATAAAATTAAGAAGGGAGGGCTTAACGGCTCTCCCCTTCTTTTTTACTTTGAAGTAAGACAAAATCGGAGTATATTTAATTATGAGTATAAACATGACAAACTTTAAAGAACAAACAGATGGATCTGCGACGCTTGATTTACATTATGATAAAGACTTTGAAGTATTTTTAAAAGAAAAGTTTGGTTGGAAGAGAGTAACTCAAAAAAGAATAGAAAAATTTATAAACGATACTTTACTTGAAATGGTGAGTAAAGACATAAAAAATACACAATAATAATGGGCCCTAACTAGTATCGATTGGCAGAACTTACTATATGAAGCGCAGTCATGAAGAAAACATGTAAAAAATCAACCGTCAATTTAATTGGCAATTATAGTTACGCAGCTGCAGCTTAATTGACTGTAGCCATCGTCCTTTGACTCCGATAAAGGAAAAGCGATGACATTATCGGGAAGAACCTACTACTTGTAGTGAAAAAAGGTTAGAAGTAATACGCAATAAACCAGTAACCTTGAGAAACACGGTGAAAGCCCAGCTGTTAGATTGTGTAAAGTATCGTTGGTTACCATCGAGCTACGACGATTAAATTTGAGAAAAGAACAGACATGGTAGACTTTGTCAGGGGGAAAGAAACTGACTAAACTGTAAATGACTTTTATAGAAGGCTGAGCAAGACGCGGGGGCAGTACCCGTGGGGTCCACAAAATTAATATAAAACCAATTAGGCGTAATGATAAAGATAAAAAGTTCTTTAAAAAAGGATGTAGTGTTTGATTGTATAGATTATAATATAAACATCGACAGTAGAACGATGTATTATAGTGATGAAATAGATCTATACTCTCCAGCATGGATAAAAAGTAGGATAGAAGCTATATACGCCTTAACAGGAGATAACAAGTCTCCCGTAACATTGGAGATAACTTCTTATGGTGGGGACGTGTACGGCATGTTTGGTGCTATAGATGTCATAAAAAATGCACCCACAAAAGTAAATACAGTGGGTAGGGGGGCAATAATGTCTGCAGCCACCTGGATACTAGCATCAGGGACGGGAGATAGGATATTAGCTCCACATACCACAGTAATGATACATGAGATATCATCACTTATAAATGGAACTAGTAAAGACATAATAGCAGAAGCATCTCATTTAAAAAGCTTACAAACAAAGATGTATAATACGTTTGAAGCGTATTCAAATAAATCAAGCACATACTGGAAAAAGATGTCGAAAGTAAATTTTTATCTTACACCTGAGAAATGCTTAGATTTAGGAATCATTAATAAAATAGAAGGAAGTAAATAAAATGGAAACAGAAACATTTGTAGATTTTAAAGGCGATAAAGGGCATTTACTCCCTGCGCAAGAGCAGTTTTTACTGGATTTTTCAAGGCATATGTCTAAGTACGTAGAAGATAATCCGCAAGGAAGTGCAGGAGAGCTGATGTTTATGTTAGAAGAGATTTTAATGAAGACTCAGATAGCCCAAGAAATGCTAGACGTAACCGGGGAGATAAGAACTAATGGATAGGGTCAGAAGAACAAAAGTAGAAATTGAAGCTGGTATGACTTTTGAGCAAAAGAAGAAGGGATACACCCTCGATGACTTAGATGTGCCAGAAACTTTAAAGAAAAAAAAGATAGAAATAACAACAAAAAATGGCGATAAAACTTGGGAAACAGTAGATCATGAGTATAAGACTATTTATAAATATAAGGATCACGAAAGGGTGATAGAGAAAGAAGTACCTGTTGTAAAAGAAGTTAGAATTTTAAATGGGACAAAGAAAACCGAAAAAACTGTAGATGAAATTTTAAGTGAAGAGCTAGGAAAGTGTGTATGGGAATGGAAAACAGTGAAAATGGACAATAAGTTTAGAGTTGGAATGCTGGACGAATTGGGGAAAAAGGGATGGAAGTTTGCTTTCATTACGGAGTGGTCTTTAATAGACCCAAGTAAAAAAAATAAACCACATACTATAAGTTTCCAGAGACCAATCTTCAAGTCATGAAGAGAGTAACTGACGAAGATACTCAAAAATTACAGGAGATTGAAGAGTTACTAAAGTTTACTAAAGAAAGATTAGAGGGTAAAAGTCCTACAGAACAAGCTAAACAAATACTTTTGTTGCAAGTTGGTAGGACTTTTTCTCATACTTTAGAGAGCCATGGGATAGAAGTTAGTGATGTTTTAATGAACGACTTTAAGGAAGCTTACACAAAAGACATACTAAATTTCTCAATAAAATAAAAAAGTAAAGGATTACAAATGAAAATCTATACACATTCTTATGTAGATTTGGATGCTGCATTCTCAGCATCCTTAGTTAAATTACACAACAGTGATAAAAAATGTACAATCGAGTTCGTTTCTGCAGACCATGACGGAGTTGGTCTGGATACGGATTCTATTATAGTAGACTTGGAAGCAGGTGGCAAAGGCTTAAAAGGAGATAAATCAGCATTTTCAAGTTATCTAAATATGTACTGCAAAAACACTTATAAGGAGGCATTCACTAATCTTTCTAGGTTCATAGACGCCCAAGACTCAACAGGCGACTGGAGCACTGGGTACGAGATTTATGGAGAAGGTATGGAATCTATTCCTACCCTACAATACTTATTTAATTCTCTAAGAAGCAGTTATGACGACGACAAAGCATTAGTCAACTTCGCACATAACGTCCTAATAGGTGAACTAAAAAATTATAAAAAGTATCGTAAAGCACTAGTGGAGGCGGAGGAAGCAGAATGGGTGTACAATAACATAGCTATAACTAAAGGTGTAGAGACACAAACCACTGGTATCTTGTTTTCCAAAGGAGCCGACTTCGTTATATACGAAGATGGAAATAATCTAGGAGTTCTTAGATCAAAATACTTGGCGGAAGTTAACTTAGGAAACAAGCTAAAGAGCGAGTTACCTTCTTGGTTTCATCACGAGTCCGGATTTTTATCTAGCTGGGGAACGAGGAAAGCTATAAAGTCAACCCCACCGAGCATATCTTCCGAGCAATTAGCAGGGATAATACACACACTATTTTAATTTATAAGAAAAGGAAAAGGTACACATGTAACCTTTTCTTTTACCTTAAAAAGGCTTGTACTTCTCCCTAGCAGACTTATAAGTATATACAGGGGTTTCTGAGTCTCTGACTAGTTTAGTCCCCCCTAATTTTATATCAGGTTTTTTATCTTCTTCACCTGCTTCCTCTTCGTTTCTCTCACCCTCTTCCTTGTAAACATAAGAGTCGACATCTCTTTCTGCAGTTTTACCTTGTATAGGTGGGTCATTTTTTTGTACAGAAATCTTTGGTTTATTTTCTTTCTCTGTTTTCTCTACCTTAAAGTTAGATTTAGTAAAATTTTGATTATTAAAGTAGTCACTTAGGTCATCTTCGGCTACTAAAGAATAATATACGTGTGGTTTATTGTCGTCACTTTTAAACCCAAGTTTCTTAGTTTCTTCAAATCCCACGTCAGTGGTAGTAACTTTTAAAGTTACAACATCATATCCCCACCGTTTATTAGGTATGTGCCTTAATATAACGCAAGGATCGGACTCACCTACTAGTTCCAAATACCCATTTAAGTATTCTGAATTATATTCGTGGTCTCTCCATACAATAGTTTGATCATCATTGTTTTTAAAGTAAGGCATATTATAATCCTAGTTGCAAAGTAGTTGCTAGCCTAGCCTCTCTACTTAAAGGTAATTTTTCATTTTTATCTTCTACCCACATTTTAAATGATGGAAATACCTTACTATCACTACTTATATTTTTATTAACAGAGTACCAGTCAGCTAGAGCTTCTAACTGATTCTCTAATGGTTGATCGATTCCCATCTTGTGAGCATGGTGTAAGTTTCTTTTATAATGCCCATCAACAGCATCCCTAAACAATTTTTTAATAAGAGGGTCTTTAATCCCTGTAACCCCTTTTGGTCCTTTAAAGTATGCTACATATGGGTTCCACATATCTTTACTAAATTTATCCATATCATGCTTTAAAAGAGTACTCAAAGGAATACCAAGGTTACGGCCAGGGCTTATCATGGAAGCTTTATGTTTTAATAAATATTTTAAGTAACTTCCATGATCTTTTAAAGTTAAGTCTTCGTATTGGGCTATTTTTTTAAAGTATTTCATTATTTTATAATATCCTTATAGTGAGTACCTAGTTTAATATTATTTTTTTTGAACCAACCTGAGTTAGTTTCTATAACATATTTATATTCACCAGCCCCGAACACTGGGTATCTCTGTTCCTCTACAAGCTTTTCCACGTTCAGAAGATTACCTTTTACATCAAAAAAGCCTACATCAATTGAGAAGGAAACATTTTTATTTCAAAAGTTACCAGACTTTGGTTCTCCAAAGATGAATAATGCACCTTCATTAGTCTTTAATTTATTTTGACCCATAAGACCTTTCATTTGGTCGTTAGGTGATGTGGCGGTAAATCTGATATTTAATTTATGTGTTTTTTTCATTTACAGTTACGTTGTTGTACTTATTATTATAAGTAGATTTTTATTAAATTTCTAAGGGCATCAAATCTTGTTGCTTTATGTCTAAATGCTCCTACTCCAGACTCAATTGGATATAAAAATTCCCTGACTTTTCTAGATATAGGAATATCGTATCCTTTCATCATTCTGTTTTGAGCAGCAAATTCTTCTATCGCATCTCTCTTGCCTCTAGTAAATTTATCTTTCAGTGTTTTTGGTCTAAAAGTTTTTTGAGGGTTCTTTTGGTTTCTTATAGCGTGGGTAAGCTCATGCTTTTTTATCATAGGATACTCCGCCCCCAACTTTCTTTTATTTAAAAAAACTAGTTGTTTTCCGCTTTTCATGCCTACAGTTTTTGCTACTGGGAATGAGCCTAAGTCTTGGTATAAACTTTCCCCCATTATTTTGCCTACAGCCTTATCCAGGTCATTTCAGTTATTTATTTCTTTTATTGACAAGGCAGTTTTAGTTAATTTTAAGTTTCCCAACCCAGTTCTTCTTAGTGCCCTAATAAAAGGTGGTTTTTTTCCAGCAGCCAAAGATTTGTCCATTAACTTTTTTAATTCCGGAACTTTTTTTGTACTAAGCGGTCTTTGGAAACTCATTAATAATACTCCCCTTCATTTCTAGCAAATTCTTCCCCATAAATATATGCAGGTATTGGGTCTTTACCGTGTATGTCCGTCACCTGACCAGCAGAAGCCCCCTCTACTAAAGCAGCTTTTATCCTATTAGTAGTAAATTTTGTTAACCAATCTTCACTGTCTGAGTTAAGAGTATCTACGGATTTAAAATATGGCCTATATCCTATTAAGTCTAATCCAGTCATTTCCCTTTCTTTATTTAGTCTTTCAATTCTTGTAATGGACGTTTTGTCTCCCCTTAAAAACCCGCTACCTGTCGGAGCTTCTGTAATATATGCATTATCAGATATACCTCTTACTATAGTTTCAAATGTTTTCTTAAAAAATTTACTATCAAATACAGGACCATTTAGCTCGTCAACAATATATTGCTGTGCCTCTAAGTGAGATTTTAAGTCACTCAACTCTTGCGGTTTTATAGTTCCATCAGATACCTTATCTCCCACATTGACTAAGTCACCTATTTTTACTACTGGGATTCTTCCGGAAGGAACTGTAAACGTTTTGTCGTTCTGAGTTCCATACCCTTCTATTCTAAGGTCATAACCTCCTATAGGATTCTTTTCTATCCACTTTACCTTTCCCTTTACATCGCTAAGAGTAGCTTTACCGAGCAGCTTCTCAGGAACTTTTAACAATTGTTCTAATCTAGGAAATTTATCTGTCAAGCCTCCACCCGCAGACGCAGATCCACCACTATGAAAAGTTTTCATAACTAATTGTGTCGAGCGTTCGGTCAAAGCTTGGGACTCAAGAATACCAATAGAAACACCTACTGAAGGTAGACTTCCGTTAGGCATTAACCCGTAACAAAAACTGCAGATACCTTCTACAGACTCACAAGTCAAGGGGCTACGAACTTTTATTGACCTTATTCCTGCAGTCTTTAGCTTCAAAATCATGTTACTATTGATCAAGTCATTTCTCCTTGCGACACCAGACACGGACTGTCCTAGAACTCTATCCATGGCGTCCTTGCTATCCACCGTCATTTCTATATCTCTTAATGTCTTGCAATCTTCTTCAGTAATAAGTAAATTTCTATTTACGCTAAGCAAAGTTTTGTTTAAAGCCCCAGAATCCTGAGTATTTACTGCTCTGTCAATAGTTCCCTTTCTTACCGCATACATTGAATTAAAGTATGATGGAGTGTCTATCCCCTCACCGTAAGATTTTAAAACGGGTATAGGCAACGCTTTACCAGAAACATCCTGCAAAACCCCTGGCATCGATAAAACTTGTCTTATAGAGTCTTTCTTACTAAAAGATCCTGACTCATACATTCTGTATAAATTATTTGAGGAAGATAGGCTTTTATCTTGTGCTTTTTCTGTATCAGTAGTAAGCTTTAATAAAGCCTCTATTCTTTTATCTCCTGACATCGCCTGTATCTTAGGAAGTCTGTCTTTATACAGTCTATCTCTATAATCCCTATTTATAGCAAAATCTGTAATAGATACAGTGTTACCGATTGTATGCCCATACTGGACAGATAAATCCTTCCAGGCATTTATAATAACAGAAAATTTATCACGGTAGTTCTTTCCTACCCTAGAAAGCACGTCACCAACTGTATTAGCATCCATTACGCGGGAGTAATCCTTTAATGGCTCTGGCAAATCTTTATTTATATAGTACTGCCCAAGAGTCATATTTTGTCTGCCTAGCTTAAAAACATCTGTCATCTCAAGTCTTGCACTCTTAGCATCTGATATAGTCTTAAAAGATTTACCGGTATTTTTACCTAGTAAGCTAGCTTGGTACAGCCCTAACTGGTAATCCTGTCCCAGATCGGGTACAACAGAAAGATCACCGTGCTTAAAAATATTTTTACTTGGTAACATACGATTAGCTTCTTCTATTGCATCGTTGCCAATTGGTATGTTTACTGACATAGTGTCCCCGTCAAAGTCAGCATTAAACCCTTTCACAACTATAGGGTTTAATTTTATATCACTTCCATCAGTAAGGACGGTATTAAATGCTTGAATACTATGTTTGTGTAAAGAAGGCGCCCTATTAATAACTACTGGTCTAGATTTTACTACATTATTTAAAGAATTTTTAGCTAAAATATCTTCGTCATTGTATGCTTTTAAAGCTGCTGACGCACTCATACCTTGTTGCTTTAAATCCTTTATAATAAAAGGTTGAAATATCTTGTAAGCCATTTTAGTGGGAACGCCTACCTGGTCTATCCCCAAGGACGGCTCAACAGTGATGGTAGATCTTCCTGATAAATCCTGTCTAGAGTCCCACATAGTACCGTGAACAAACCCACGTTTTAAACTTTGTCCAGATAAATCTTTTAAAATACCCTTATACTTTTTATTCCCATAAGTTATTGGGTCTATAAACCCTTGTAGAGCTTTTACAGAACTATATAAATTATTTGAGTACTTAATTTCATCTTCTTTAGTTAGTACGTTAGCTGCTTTAGCTTTTCTATAACCCTGGTTGATAAGCCCCACATCCCTATAATGGTGATTTAAATCATTTACCATTAAATCTCCAGAGGGTAATGGATAAATTGGTCTAAAAATTGGCGGTAAAACTGGTAGGTATTGCATAGTATACGCATCATAAGCACTTAACTTCAACTTTTTTAAATTCTGTAAAAACCTAACCTTTTTATTCAATTTATTGACATCTGATGGAGGAGCTTTTTTTAACATACGTTTTGATGAAGTGAGCTCTTTACCCACATCTAAGCTTTTAAGTGCTGAAAGTATAGAATTAAAACCGCCAGCTTTTTTAAAGCTAGGATCTAATCTCTCACTACCATCCATAACAGAACTAAATTTATTTTCTGTTATACCCAGTATTTTTTGAATAGAATCTTGATACATAGGATTAGGTATTCTATCAACTAACTTAATGTGGGACCAATTCTTCCCAGAAGACCCGCCTGTAACGTCGTTGTCAAATAAACCTCCTTTCCTGCTAGCAAGGTTTTTACCTATCAATAACGCACCAGGATCTTTTAATTCCCCATTACTTAATTTTTTTACATCCTTGTCTGTGAGAGGAAAGATTTTTATTGTGTCGCCAACTTTCTCTGTATTTACGCCAGCTGCTTTTAATCTATTTAACATCTTATCAAATACAAAGTTTCTAGACGGTTTAGGGGGCATCAAACCCAATTGTAATGCTCTCCAGTACTCTTCATTTTCTCTGCCTTTTATGTTTGCAATTTCATACAAATTATTTTTTGCACCATGGGCCAAATATGCGTAAGTCTCCATATGACCAGCTTTCTGTGCACCTTTACCAACAGGCCTGTTGTCTACATCATAGCTTCCTATTCCGTGACCAGCGGATTTTTTCTTGACGATGTGCCTAAGTTTCATAAAATATTTTTCACCGACAAATATGGGGTTTTTAAAAGCTTTCCCAGTCTTACCATCAGTTAAAATTTCATTAGGCTCAACGCCTGCTTTCTTTATATCAGCCAGCACCCTTTTAGAAGAGTCATCATTCGGGTCATCGAAGTTATCTACTATATAAGTGTTTCCAGTTTTCTTTGCAATTTTTCCAGCCCCAGCTTCTAAGAGTTGTCCAATATTCATACGTCCAGGGACACCGTGTGGGTTCAACATTATGTCTACAGAAGTACCATCGGGCCTATGTGGTGCTTCACTGTCAGGAATTATTTTAGTAACAATATTTTTATTACCATATCTCCCGCTCAGTTTGTCAGCTAGTTTAAATGGGTGTACAGATTTTATGTAAATATCTAAGTTTCTACCTATTTTTTTAATATCTATTACTGTACCAGACTCATCCTCATCTCACTCTACAACAACTTTGGTGTACATACTAAATATAGCCTTATTTAATTTTTTTAATGCTCTTTCTTGATCATCCAAAACTTTTTCAACTAAAAAAGCTGCCACTACCTCACCAGGAAAAAATTCTTTTCCTTTTTTTGCTATACCATCTGACCCTAACTTAGCTAGGTTATCTGGACTAATCTCATCTGGATACCACGCCGAAAACTTTTTCTTATCAAACGAACTAATCTTAGGATTAAAGTAAACATTTTTTTTATGGATCATTGTGTGTGAAAGTTTTTCAGCAGCACTTTCCGTTATCACTGCTCCGTCTTCGAAATTGTATCCTTTCCAAGGCATGTATGCCACAGTCAAATTTTTACCTATTGATAAAGCTCCGTTACTAGAATAATTGCTGTCAGCTAGTGAGTCCCCCTCTTTTACTTTGTCCCCTACTTTAACTAATACATCGGAGTGAAGAAATCCATCTTGATTTAATGGAAAATTATTGTACAGTCCCTTACTGAATGACTCCCCGTTAGACTTTTTTATAGTCACGTAATCATCTGTAATTTTTTCTATAATACCTCGCTCCCCTTTCAGTATGACCGGATTTAAAAAGTTTCCTACTAACTGTTCGTACGTTTTATCTTCATCCCGTTTTACCTGGACATAAGGAGCTTCTTTTTGATCTAATGCAAGCGCCTGTGTAATCATGCGACCTCCCATCGACCCCCTATTACCTTGTACAGTTTCTAAAAAAGGAACCATATTTGACTCAAAGGAAAACATAGATTTAGGCGATCTCAAGTAAAAATCGACTTCTGAAGATGAGATCTTCTTAGTTTTACCTTCATGCATAACAATAACTCTAGGCCCTCGTGACTTGGGAAGACCGTTAACAGTTATATATTGATCTGGAAATCCTACCACCTTAGAAAAAAACTGAGTAGGATTTAAATAGTGGATTTTTCCTTTCTTATCAATTACCGGGCTAGTTATGTCATTTCCTACCTTATGGACTTCTGAAGTTAAGCCGACTGACACCCCAATTTTCCCCGATTCTGGGGTAGCGAGGGAGTCTAAAAAACCGAAGTGTGAAGGTTGGACAGACCTAGCCTCCATTGTAATTGCATGGCTACTACCTATCCCACCCGTGCCCATTGGTGTCGTTTTTCTCCAATCAGCTAGTATACTTGCAGGGTTAGTTTGTGGAGGAGTTGCAGATAAGTCGCCCACAGTAAAGAACTCTTTTATTGGCTTAGAGAAAGCACTAGCACTAACAATATCCCTAACGTTATCTTTCAATGACATGGATCGGATCATTTTTCTCTGCAAAGATTCTTTATGTTTATCAAAATGTGCTGACAATAAATCATCTATACCATATATATTTTTAAAGATTAAACTATCTCTTTTGTCGGGTATATCGATCCCTTTATTTATATTCAGTAACTTCACCGATGAAGCTAATAAGGTTTTTCCATTTACAGTTTCGTATCCTGTACCTAGAGTCACCTTAGTTGTTTCTTTACTAACTTTTGTATAGTTATTGAAGTACTCATTTAAGCCATTAATAACCTCCTTATAATCTTTCGGATCTTTTTTGTAGAAGTTTTTGTAAATTGAGGTCATTTCTGAAACCTCAGTATTTAGTGCCCCTTTTTTATTTAGTAATAAAAGGTCAGATCCCCAAGCTTTTTCCATATCTCTATCAGATACGCCGAGTAAGTTTAGTAATGTCCAGAGTCTATATTTTCTATTTTTTAATATTACAACAAAAATTTGTTTTATAGGATCCAGCTGCATTTTAAAATTATAGCCACGCTCAAGATTAAATTCATTCTCAAGCTCACCATTATTCTTTACCCTAGCATATATACCAGACTTTCTTCTAAGTTGGTTGGTTGTTTGATACTCATTACCGTCTATTATTGCTGTGAACCTGTTTGTTAGCTTTGGTATGTGTCCTATTTTTGAATTTTTTTTCTGACTAATAATCTTACCAGAAGTAGAGTCAATAATCTTTATATCAGCATATATAGGAATTTGCCATGTCTTCCTGTTTAATTTTACTTTCTTTTGCTCAGGGAAATCCATATCAGAGAGAGTATCTTTTACTACGACATTCTCTATAATAAGTTTTCTACCATTAGATTCTACGGGGAAGGCCGCCTCTATAGAGTTAGATATGGAAGAAAAGATGTTTTTATTCTGGAGTCGGTGGTCTAAGTAATTAGCGTTTTTCATAGAAATTTTTTTTTATAAATATTGGTATAAGAATTAAGTAACGTTGTACTGTTTAAATATAAACTAACAGTACGGCTATGTCAACTGATAAACCAGGGACATATTTTTGAATACAAAAGAAAAAGAAAGTGATCCCAACGACGAAATTTACGTCGAACCTTGGGGTAAGTAAGGAAAGAAAGGGACTATCTGTCTCTTTCTAATTTAAAAAAAATAACCATATTTATCTATGAAAGATTCTGAAATGAAGTCATCAATAACAGACATAGTAAAAACTGTTTCTACGTTTGTACTTGATCTAATTTATGGCACCGACGAAGAACACACAAAAAAAGATTCGAAAAAAAAAGATAAGTAAAGGAAACTAAAGATGATTGATATCCCGAAGCAGGACCCAATAAGTTATGAAGAATCGGCGTATGATTTAGAAGGATACGACTTTGTAAGGGACGTACATGTAAATGTTTGTACAAATGATGTTGGGTATGTAACTAAACTAGAAGTCATGGTATGTACAAACAGTCTAGAAAGTTTTTCAGATATTGTTCTTCCTGTTGAGTTTAAAAATAAGGAAGAGTTTGATCAACTACTGGAAGGCAAGTTGAAACAAGCAGACGAACACTTTAAAAAAGAAAACGAAAGATTAGAAGCCTCTTTTAGGCAATGCAGATTATTTAATTAAAAACAAAGGAAACAAAAAAAAGATGTTAAAAAAATTATTAAAAACAGAGAGTACCTTAAACTCTTATTTTATAGAGAGGGAAGACGAAGTCAGAGGACTAACCTTAGGCATATTATCGGGAAACAATGTTCTATTTTTGGGCCCTCCCGGAGTATCTAAGTCACTTCTTGTAAATAGTTGGGCGTCGTTAATTAAGGACACTAACTATTTTGGATGGCTAGTGAACAGATTCTCAACACCAGAAGAGCTTTTTGGCCCTTACTCTTTAAAAGGTTTGGAAAACGATGAGTACAAAAGAATTACGGATGGAAAACTTCCGGACTCTCATGTAGGTTTTATTGATGAAGTCTTCAAGTGTAATTCAGGTGTTTTAAATGCATTACTAAGCGTGTTAAATGAGAGAACCTTCTACAATAACGGGAAGGCAGTGAAGACCCCAATATTAACAGTGGTAGGCGCATCAAATGAATTACCAGAAGAATCTGATAACTTAGAAGCTATGTACGATAGATTTCAGTTAAAATATATGGTAAGCCGCATTCAGGAGCCATCTAATTTTTCTAAATTAATGAAATTAAAAAATGGTTTGAAGGAAATACGACTTTAAGTTTATCCGACATTCATGCCGCAAAAGCTCAAGCAATGGAAGTTCAGATATCCGATGAAATGGTTGACCTTCTAACTGAGCTGAGAGAAAAGTTAAAGGAAGAAAATATCGACGTTACTGATAGGACATATATGTTTTCTAAAAAATTACTAAAAGCAGAAGCGTATATGAACGGTAAATCAGAAGTAACTGAAGAAGACTTTGAAATTTTACAAAACGCATTTTGGTCTGAACCAGGTCAGAAAAAAACTGTATACAGCACTATCTTAAACACCGTAAACCCAGCAAAGAGTAAAGTCTTAGATATTTATTATGACGCTACGGACTTATTTGAGGATTTAATGGCAAGTAAAAAAGATAACATAGAATCTACAGAGAAGAGTATGGAAGCTGTAATTAAGTTAAAAGATGCTAAAAAATCTTTACGGGGACATTACTTAGATGCTAAGAAAAATGGACAAGACTACAAAATTGTACAGAAATACGAAAAGAAAGTAGACATCTATTTAAATAAAGTATACGCAGAATGTTTGGAGGTTTCATTTTAAATGAAAAGTTTATCAAAGAAAAATAGATCTATATTAAGCGAGATCAGGTCAGAAGAGTTTACTATAGACCACGATAACTTTGATATTAAGAACTTTCAAGAGTTACTAGTAAAAAATCCTAAGATAGCCCGATTATATATCGAAGGATCAAAAGAATACCCACAATTCAAAAATCTTCAACAAGATGTTTATGATTCATTATATAAATACGGGCCGAAAAAAGTACATGAGTCAGATATACAATTAGAGTACCTATTAAATAGTCAAATTATGGATGCAGTAGTAGACTCTAATAAGTATAAGGAATTAAGATTAATGACAAGGCTGGATAAGGTAAATTCAGCCGTCGGGTCTGAGGTATTAGGTAATGATGTGAAAGACTTGGTTGACAAGTTAAGAGAGGAGTTTGAAGACGCATTAAATAATGCAAAACAAGCTCAGAAACAAGTAGACGATGAACAGGGACAAGGTAAGGGTGAGCAACCCGAGTCCGAGGGAGGTGCCGGAGATCAAGAAGGTAAAGGACAGGAATTCACATCTCTTGAGGAAGCACAAAAGAAACTGGAAGAGTCTATGAAGACCTTGAACAACTTTATTGATGAACGTGAAAGACGTCAGATAGATAAAATGCTGGACAATGCTTTAAGTGAGACGAAGGAAACTTCGGACATGATTACTAACTGGGGGTTAGAACAAGACCCAAGTTACAGCAAAGCAGGGTACCAACAAAAGTTGAAACTGATTGAAAGGCTAAAGTCATCAAAAAAGCTACAAGAAATATCTAAGTTAGCTGGAAGATACAAAAGATTAGCTGTAAACTCTCAGAAAGAAAAAATACGAAAGGGAGCAGATTCTCTATATGACATAGTTACGGGGAATGACCTGGGACGAGTGTTATCTAGCGAAGCAATGAAGTTAAGAAAACCTATATTGAAAACCTTGTTTATGAAAGAGTATCTAGAAGAATCGTTACTACAATATGAGTACCAAGGCAAGGAAAGGAAAGGTAATGGTCCTATGATATGTTGCATTGACTCGTCTGGAAGTATGGGAGGTATCCCAGAAATTTGGGCAAAATCAGTAGCTATGGGATTGTTAGATATTTCAAGACAGCAAAAAAGATCCTTCATGGTCATACATTTCGATGCGTCAAGCAAAGAAAGTTTGCACACCAATACTTTTGACAAAAACGGAAGTTACAATATAGAAGAGGTGCTAGACATGGCAGAATACTTCACGAGTGGCGGCACATTATTCGAGCCATCCCTAGATCTAGCAAGAGACAAGATCGAACAAGAGAAAGACTTCGAAAAAGCTGATATAGTTTTTATAACTGACGGAGAATCTACCATAAGACCAAATTGGTTATCTAACTTTAAGAAGTGGAAGTCAGAAAAGAATGTAAAGATACAATCTATACTAATAGATATGGGCTATAATTTTCAAGGAAGCTTGGATTTATTCAGCGATTCAGTTACAAAACTGAGAGAATTGACCTCATCATCTTTGGATGAGTTAGCTACGGACATCTTTAAAAACATATAATTACAGTTACATAGGACAGAGTCGTCCGGGCAATACGTTTCGTATAGCATTGTAGGTTAGCCTACCACTCAGTTGCACGAGATTAGTGGTTAGTGTAGTTATAGTTAAATCAACAGTTACGAGAGTAACATACTACGATGGCTGATACGGCCATCTATGATTATAATGTTGTACAAATACTATTTTGCACAGCAATATCATCAAGAACAAAATCTAAACAGTTTTTAAGATCGTTAAAAACTGGTAGTATAACTACTAAAATGCGGGCGGGGAGATAACTCTCCCCACCCCATGACAAGGAGAAGACAACATGACAATTTTTGAAATGGTAGAGAAAGATAGAGAAGAGTTGAAAGATATAGACAAAAATAAGGAGTTATATTATCTGTCGTACCCCATAAAGAAAAGAAATGGTAATAGTAGATGGTTAGACGCACCTCAAGGTGAGTTAAAAGATTTTCAAGAGGCCTTTCTTTATAAATTTTTATACAAGTTTAAACCACATCCAGCAGCAGTAGGGTTTGTGACAAAAAAACACGTATCAGATGGCGCTAAAAAACATTTAAAAAATAATGTACTGCTTACAATAGACGTACTAAATTTCTTTGGAAGTATACATGAACTTAGAGTTATAAAATTAATTAGCTTCTTGTTTAGTGCATACGTAAAAAGAGACCCATCTTTTGTATTCAGGAAAGACGACATACCATTAATAGCCTCTTTATTAACATTTAAAGGATCTATTCCCCAGGGCGCCCCGTCAAGTCCAGCATTATCGAATTTGTATTGCCTTAGACTAGACAAGAATTTAACTAACTTTGCAGAAAACCACAATCTTGTGTACACCAGATATGCTGATGATTCTGCATTTAGTCATAAAAATAGGACCGAAGATATAGGCAAGCTTATTCCTGAAATAGAGATGTTTTTTAACGCAGAAGCTTTAGTATTAAATAAAAAGAAAACTAAAGTTAGGAGACCTCATAAAAGAATGGTAGTCACGGGAGTAGTAATAAATGATAAATTAGGGATTCCTAAATGGAAAAGTAAAAATTTTAGAGCTAAGTTACATAACTTAATAAGAGACAATAAGTCAGTAACATTAGAAGAATATCAAAAAATGAGAGGTTATGCAGAATGGATACGAACATTGGACCCACTAAAGGGAAAAAAGTTTATAAAACAACTTGGGAACGTGACTTTATCAGATTAAAAGAGTTACGAGAGTCTTTCTTAAAGTTAAGTAATGCCCACGTTTACCTACCATTTGGGTGGATAGACTTAGGGAATCCTATAAAGCCAAAGAAAAAATTGGGAAGGTATACCCACAAGTCAATAAAACCTGAATTTAGGCCACTAATCCCAAAGCATTTTAATGCGGGCATGGGTTTGGGAACTATAGGCTTTATGACAGCTTACGCTGAGTCAGTTAGGGAAAGAAAAATTTTAGGGTTACAGATGACGTTCCCTGCGAGTACTGGGGAGCATTTGATACACAGAGTGACTGGGTTTAAATATAAGTGGAATAAATCGTCTGTAACAATAAAACGAATTTTAGGGACAACAAAAATCCCTAGAGTAGAAGAGCAAATACTTTGTTTGCTCAGAGAATGTAACAGGTTTTTTAACCTGTACTGTGAAGAGAAGATAGTTAGAATATAAATAATAAACCGGAACAATATAATATGATACCTACATTAATCGGAGCTGTTATTTTGCAGACAGTTGGGGCTGTTGCCTCAATACTAGCAGAAGAACAGTATAGAAAAGCTAAAGGTAAAGGAAATAAAAAACATAAAAAAAAGAAAAGCTAAACCGATAATTAGGAAACGTATGACGACGAGGACAAAAATATAACATGCAGTTTAAAATAAAATTGGAGACGGGAAAAAAAGGAAGTGAATCTAGAATTTTATTTGTTAGAGCTGATAGCATAATTGGTGCTATGGATATATCAAATAAAGTTAGAGGTAGCAAGTTAAAAGAGATAACACCTATCACATATGAAGAGTATATGGCAGGTGTGCGTAAGAAATATGATAATTAACCAGTAATATAAGTGAGACTCAGAGCATTTACTCAGAATAGCAAGACAATTCTTTCTGTAGATTTCTCTAGAACTACGTGCCCACAAGTATGTGAGTATTGTTACGTAGGAAACATGGAAAGAATATATCCAAGCTATAAAGAAAAAATAAAGAAAAATGCAAACTGGGCAACTGGAAACTATGAAAACTTCTCGTCGCAATTAAATGACGAATACACATCAACAAGGAAAAGTAAAGCAAAAAAACTAAGACGGGTGAGTAAATTACCCGTTAGAATATACGGCTCTGGAGATTTTATCCCAGAACATCTAATGTTTATGGAAAGATTAGACTTTAAGTTTTATGTAATTAGCAAGTCACTAACATCCAACTTTATGCATAAATACATAGATGAATTATTGAAAATGGATAATCTGACAAATTTAGTGTTGAGTTTCGACGCACAAAATTTAGATAATTATAATGGTATAAGTAAATTATATGGTGACGATCGGATTTCATTCGCTTTTACTGGCATGGCAGACGAGTTTAAAGAAGTCAGACTTGACAAACAGTTCGATATATTTTTTAATATATCTAATAAAAAAATCGAGAAAGAAAAATCAAAACTGTATAAGGAACAATGCCCATGTGATAGTGGAGCAATGGCCCATAACGAAAGTTGCTCTTTCTGCAACAAGTGTTGGAAGTCATCATTAACAAAAGACAAGGATTGGAATAAGGAACATATATGAGTTTACTAGGAAAAGAGTTAAGAACAGAACCCATCATTGATGAAATAGAAGTATTATATGATGAGTTTAAAAAGTTGTACAACGAAGTGCTGGTTAAAGGCGGTATAAAAAGATCTATCAAACTCAGAAGCACAGCAAGACAGCTTCAAATGGCGTTTAAATCATTTAGACCTGCCTCTGTGAGCGATACACGGGAGCACTTAGGAAGAATTAAGTAAAAAAAATACACATAGTTTATCTATTATGTTAATAGCATAAAAAGACATACGATTCGTATATCAATGATACGTATACATTCCTTCTTAGGAACAAAGTCTGAAAAAATTAGAGGACCGCAGGAAAAAAACTAACTATCCAGAAAAGATGCCTTCTGGATAGTACTATTTTTTTTCCACACGGACTCCTACTTTTTTGCAGTCCTCAAAGTATGTGTGTTAGAAACGATAAATCTCGCAGTTTATCTATTAACACAAGTAGAGTTAGTGGAGCATATGTTTCGTATGCACATAACAATCAGCATTAACATGAAACGGTACAGCTAGAAGGAGGAAAGAAAAATCCCTCCTCCAATCTGTACCGGTACACATGTTAATGCTGCAGACAGCAAAGAGTATCCCGGAATTCCATCCGACTCTTCGTGGGCCCCAAGACTCTGGCGATCAGCTCACCAGCGGGCGCGCCCTTCATCGCCGCCGTCCCAGGATCTTCAGGCGTTTTCGAAACTGGGCCAGGTCAGGATTAGGTGATCAGGAGAACATTTTTGCAGTGCGAGCTATCATAAAAAAGGAACTAACCATTCCTTTTTTTTAACTTAAAAATTCTTTTTTTTAGTTTGAAATATGTTTATATTAAAGAGAGACTAAAATTAACTAAAAATCAAACTTATAAATGAAGAAGAAAATTCTAGCATGGTGTGACTTTAATGTTCCTACTGGGTTTGCAAACGTAGCAAAAAATTTATTAGAAGACTTACATGAAGAGTATGAATTATCTATACTTGGGATTAACTACCACGGACATACTAAGTATGACACAAGTAAGTGGTTCGTATACTCCATAACAAATCAAGACCCACTAGGGGTACGACGACTACCTAAAATAGCTGCCGAAGAGAATCCTGATATCCTATTTTTATTCCAGGACATATTTCATATATCAGACCATCTCGAGGAGCTGAAAAAAGCCTTACCAGAAAAAACAAAGATAGTAAGTTATTTCCCCATAGATGGGGGACCATTCTCTCTCGCATGGGGGAATGTATTCTCCGGGTCAGACGCAGTTATTACTTACTCTGATTGGGCCATAAAGACTATAAAAGATACCTTTCCTAAAATAAATACTACAATTCATAAGTTATATCACGGAGTGAACATAGATACTTTTTATCCACATGCATACGGAAAGATAAAAAGTTTAAGAAAAGAGTGGGGATGGGAAGGTAAATTTGTTCTTTCTAATGTCAATAGATTCCAACCCAGAAAAGCAGTACCATTAAACCTTAGAGCTTACTCGTTATTTTCTAAAGGGTATAAGGAATGTAAGTGTGGTAATCATATGCCTATATCAAAGAAATCCTGTGACCTAAATATGTGTAAAAAAGAAGACATTATAAAAGTAGTAGAGCATGATAGAAACGACATATTTCTTTACTTACACATGATGCCTAAAGAATCTTCTATGGGGCCAGGAAGAGCTAATCTATTGCAGAATCACATACTAAATGCGGGATTCACAGATAAGGATGTCAACAATATTATAGGAGTAAATGCAAACAATATTTATGGAGGCGGAGTAACGGAGGACATGGTAAATGATATTTACAATGCATCTAATATAAATGTTAGTTCTACTTTAGGAGAAGGTTGTGGGCTTAGTTTTTTAGAGTCAGCAGCTACAGGAACTCCTAGCATTGCCCCAAAGAACTCAGCTATCCCAGAGATGTTAAACGGAACCGGAACATTAGTTAAAAATAATGCCATAATGAATCAAGCAATGGATAATGCTCATATGCGACCTATGGTTGATCCGTGGGAACTAGCATTAGCTTACGAAAAAGAGTATAAAAGGTGGAAAAAGGAATGCCCAGATGGCGGGAAAGAGTTACGAAAAGATTGTACAAATAATATAGATACGAATTTTCTTTGGGATGATAAGAAAGAAAAATTAAATAAAATATTTAAAGATGTATTAAAGTAGTACTACTCAAATTCTAGATACCAAACAGTTATCATTGCCTTCCCCAACTTATCATAAGTAAATTCATCTCTTAAGATTTCACAGTTGGGGTTGTTCAAAATATCCTCGTATTGAGCTTTTTCTAGCTCGTCCTCTAACGAAAATTTTTTGACATTAATTTTACCGTCCTCATTAAAGTTCAATAGGAACTACCTCAAGCTTATCTAGGTCATCACTATCATTTATCACGTCAGGATCATAGTCTAGCTCTTCTCACCTATCACCCTCCCCATTATAATAGTTAGAAACTTTTTCTAATCCTTTATCATCTGTACATAAAATTTTAGTTATTTTACCTGTGGAAGTATTTTTAAAAACTTTATACGTTCCATATTTTGTCATAGACATTATACATTCCCTCTGGTTTGTCCCTTCTGTTTTTCAGAGTCATCCTGCACTCGCTGTGTTTCTGACTGTTGGTTGTTCTGGGACTGATTACTAATATTTTTAGCTGCTTGTTCAGCTTGCTGTTGCTGTATCATCATAATCTGGTTCATTCTTTCCGTAACTAAGCCGTACGTAATTGGCATATCTGCTGCCATTTTTTGTAACCTTTGTTTCTGTTGAGCTTGTGGCAACCCAAGCAATTCGTACGAATACCTCTCAATTAATTGAGCAGGATCAGCTGGTATTCCTTGGTTCTCTCTTGCGAGTTCTTCCCCAAATAGTTCAGCTTTCAGTCTTGTTTGCTCACTTTGAGCTGCTTGCTGAGCCCGAACATTGTACCTAGCAATAGTTATACCTGCCTTACCTTGTGCCTCGGCCGCAGCTATTTGTCTATTAGATTGCTGTTCGTTCATTATAGACTGGGTTTTTTGTAGGGCCTCTTGCTCTGCGGCATAGTTGTACCCAAACTCATCCAGTAACCTAGCATCACTAATCTTACCGGTTTGGTTTAAATTAATAGCTAACTGTTTTGCAGAAGCATCGTCAGCCATTTTAAACTTTTTAAAGTGTACCTTTACCTTAGGATAACTTAATATTTTATTTATTTTTGTAAGTACAAAGTGATTTAAAAAATCAGTTAGTAGCTCCCTATACGTAAGAAAATGGTTCTCAACAATACGTAACGATACGCTAGAACTTGTCCAAGAGCCACCACCTTTAATAAACTCTACTGGAACACCTAAACTATTTATTATACTTTCTTCTAAAAATCGCATCTCTGGAGTTAGCAATAACGCTCTAGCATTACCACCTAACTCTTGGTAACCGATAGGGATAGGAAAAACACCAATATGGTTTGGGTCTTTTTTCCACTTTTTAATTTGGTCCTCCATTTGTCCTTTCCATTTACCGAGATTCATTTGTGTGAACGGATCAAGTGTAGTTGTATTAGCAGGATGAATAGCTTTTTTTGGAACAATATGCTCATTAGCAATTGCTTCATTACCACGTCTTAAGGTTTGTAAGTAATAAATTTCTTTTAGAGCAGGCAGTATAATTGGCTTGCCCCATCCCATATCTTCTTCTGCAAGAGTAGGTCTTTTAAAATGATAAAAATTAGACTGGTCTAATTCAATTTTCTTTCTTTTCTTTAGTGACTTAAGAAAAATAGCCGGAACACCTTTTAATATAGTTTTATTTCCTGATATAATTTGACTCTTAATCTTAGGTGGTATACTATAAAAGTAAGTAGATTTTCCAGTTATAGGATTAAATTCAATATCAATATTTTCTGGAGACCATCTCACTAGATCAAAGTTATCTATAGACTTAAAGTACTCGTCTTCTACTGACATCATTATTTCTCCAGCACCACAAGAATCACATTTTCCATGGAATTGGAATTTTTTTAGCTTAAAGTTCTTTATGTTATCAATTAAGTCTGTATTGCCGCAACTAGAGCACTTTAAAAAACGTCTAAAGCCTACTGAAGCGGATATAAAAGCGTTGCCGTAAGTAAAATAGTCTAACCCTATGCTTATCAAAAAACTTTTAATTTTTAGTTTATCATGTAAAGCAGTGTCATACTTATCCCTAGTTGCTGAATCAATACTATTTTCATATAAAATATCAGTGATAGGGTATTCAGTAAGCTTTGTAATTATATTATTTAAGAACCCATTAGTATAAAAGAATGTTCTACAATACTTAAATAAAGTCTTTATATTTTTTGGTATAAAATTTCTAGCTAAATCGAAAAAAGGGTTCGGGTATTTATTACCCGTCGTGCTTGTTATATCAGCATCTGAGATTGGTCTTACTGGCATGTTGTTTCTCCCTAGTAATGTTTAAACTAGATACTCTCGTATCTTTAAATACCTCATGGCTTGTATACCTAAGTAATCTTCATTTAAAGGGAACGGTCCTTTCTCTGCAAGACTCTTTACCTGTTCGTAATCTCTATTAGGTTCTATTCCGACGTTAGGTGGATAAAACATGTACCCACGATCATTAAAAATATATTTTATATACATTTTAACTTCATGAGAAAGTTTAAATTCGGGATAAATTTGTTTTATCTTATCTATTGCTTTCCACACTAACTCAGGAGTAGAACCCTCACGTTTACCGATGTCAGGGCTAATTCCATTTAAAACTAAGACTACATTTTCGAATACATCCATGTCTAAGTAAGGTGCTTTTGAGTGAAGTAGTAAGTGTTTCACTTGTAAAAGTTGTCTTTCTTTGTCTGTCATTCTCGGATCCAAACTCATAAGAGTTTCTGGTTCCAGTACTTCCCTGTTTTCAAGTGTCTGTTCTAAGTTATTCATTGCTTTCTAAAATTGGGTCAGTAGTGCCTATATGTTTATCAAGAAACTTTTTATAAATTGGGTTCATTGTGAGAGCTATTGCCATAGCAGGAGCTATCTTTAAAGCTTTTAATCCTATACCGCTGTAATGTTTTTTAAAAAAGTTTTTTCTAACTGAATTGCCCACATTCCTTGCTCCCTCTACCTGTTTATTTGTGATAGATGCATCTAGAGGGTAAAGAATCGGAAGACTTGATATACCAGCTAAGCCTCCAGCTACTAAACTTTTTACTGGGTCGGGCAGGCTAAATCTTTTTTCTTTTTTGCCTTCGGCATACTTTACTAACATAAAAGAATGGTCAACGTTCACTATTCATCCTCCAGAGCAGCGTCCATAAAACACCCTCTTGCCACGGCTGTTAAAGGCTCCTCTACCAGCTTTATCTCACTAATATTAATAGGAAATTCCTTTTGATTAAATTGAGCTTTAAATACTTCGATAAACCCTTTAATCATAGACGTACCTCCACCTATCACTATTGGCACTGCCTCTGGAAAATGAGGCATAGCTTCGTTTATTTCAAATTGATTAGCAATATTATCTAAGAGGTATTTAATTAATACCTGATAATAACTTCTAATTGCGTGTACCTCTCGTTCATTGTCTTCATCATAAATTGTATTATCTGATAAGTCTATTTTATTAGATTCTTTTATAAATTGAGCTTTAGCTAGAGGTATTCCAGTATCTAAAGAGACGTGTTGATCTATAAAATCTCCACCCCTACTAACACTAAAAGTTAGTGCAACCAATCCTTGGTACATTATAGCGATATTAGCCATTCCTGCGCCCATTGATATTGATATCCCCGTTAGATTATTATTATTATCAGATAGTCCAGCATATCCTAAAGCTTCTGCTTCTTTTATAGACCTAGCTTTGTACCCTATACTTTCAATCATGGTTGATAAAACATCTTCGTGATAGTCCACTAACGTTTCTTTATCTATTGGCTTAGATGGTACACAATAAACACATACTTCTCCGTCTTCAGAAGGTTTCCCCAGTAGTGAGGAAATAATTTCCCGTAAAACCGGTAAGGCGTCCCTTTCAGATGGGTTTAATAGTCCCTTAGACATAGGCCTCTTTAAATCCTTATTACCAAATATTTGTGCATAGTCATAAGCGCTCTTGCCAATAACATGCAATCTTTTATTAATCTCAACAAACGGCACATTTAATCGTTTTAGTGACTTAATAGTAGTCGGGCTTTTATCTATTGTTAAAAAAGCATTTCGTTGTATTTTTACACCGTCCTCTGATGCAGCTACGTAATTCCCTGTCCCACAATCTAATCCTTTCATAAATTATTTACCTTTCATTTTTTTTAAATCTTTTAAAGCCTTTTTTATGTCTACCCTACTTTTTTCAAGTTTAATATCCATACTACTAGTAGTGGCCTTTTCTATGTAAGGGTTTGACCCTTTCTTTATGTCTATATGTTTTGGTACAGAATACTTACGTACATCAACTTCCTTAGAAGTACTCGATGTTTTTTTGTCACTACTTACCACACTATTTACTACTATCGGAGAATTAGTACTTTTTTTAAACCAAAATGCTGCTATGAAAATTGATAGCAATACTAATAAAATCCTGAATTCTACTACGTAATAATATATAGGGTTTTGCACTGTTTCTATTGGAATAAGTATTTCATCCCCAGGAAATATTTTATCGGGATTAATTCCTAAGGATTCTTTGTTTAAATGGTAAACACTACTTCAAGAAACTCCGTAAATTTCAGATATTTTACTAACAGATTCACCGCTTCTTACTGTGTGCTGTTTAGCTCTAATATAATCAGTACCAAACAAAAACGACGTTACCAGCAGTAAGTATACTAATAACCTTTTCATTTTTATAGTCTGGAAGTGATTTCTTCTCTAATAGGCTTTGGCAAAGAAGCTAATATGTCTAAACCCTCTTCACCCCGTAACTCAGGTATAATATCATTTCCAACTAGTGGAGTAAGTTCTGAATCAGGAATACTCCTTAGCTGTTCATGGGTAACTGTAGTACCGTCGACATCAATAGAAGCAACTTTAGGTAAGTCTAGAGTGGCCATTAACGGGTCCTCTATACCCTTACCATAAGTACCCGTTAGGGATGCTTCTTTGTCTAACTCATACATAGTTAATGCAGAAACAATAGCACCTTTACTGTCAGCTTCCTTTAGTAAATTATCATACTTAGAACTTAATTCATCCTCATTATCTTTTAAATAGCTCTTCCTAATTTGAACATGGTTATAGAATTCAGTATTAAATATTTCTGAGTCTAAACTAGCATACTTTTCAACTGCAGTCTTATTTAGGAATACCTCGTTTAAACTAGCTGCTTTCTGTAAATTAGATATAAACTCTAATTTCTTATCAACAGGCATTTTATAGTGATTTTTCTCGAAGTAAGATGCTGCTTTTTTTATGTTAATTGGTGTGTCAATAGGGTATCTTTCTTCCTTCTCCCATGCGTATAGGGAAGGAGACACTTCTTGGTTACCAACTTTATTTACAAAGTCAGCTTCATTTATATCTCTAATGTCAAAAACATTGTCTATATAATCTTCTGATGCGTACTTAGAAAGTCCGTCTGGAGTTTGTAATTTATGTGAAGCAGCTGCTCTTGTTAAGTTAGCTGCTGCAACTTTAATAACTTCTTCTGGTAATGTATCTAAAGATTCAGATAGAAAAGCCATGTTCAGCTCTACAAGCTCCGGAGTGTACATAGCAAATTTATTTAATTTACCTGTTCTGGGATGCCATAAAACTAAAGCGAAGTCTCGTTCGTTTTTTGTCTGCTGCTCTTCATAGCTTGGAATATGCGCTGTTTTCACGCTATCTGACAATCCTTCAACTATGCTTGCAAGTTTTTCTATCTCATTTGCCATGATATAGTCAACAACATCCAAGTTCATACTTGCAATTTTATTCATTTGTTAGCCCTCGTTTTTTATTTTATTTATGTAATCGTAAGCAACATACCCAGGACATGCAGGCTTCCCGAAGTCAGCGTGACCATATATGTCTGCTTTAGTTATAGACAATTTATCCATATTAAGCAAGTGTTCTATCAATTTTTTTAGAGACGAGAGCTGTGCTTGAGAAGGTCCACTAGATGTTCCTTTGTGACCCTCGCCGTCAAAGTCACCAACCAACATTATTCCTATACTTGATGTATTTTGTCCCTTAGCTTGCCATACGGTATGACTTAATTGATTACAGTGGTATACATCCCCTTCTTTTGATATCCCATAATGATAACAAAAATGGGGACACCCGTTAGGAGAGATATGATTAGGTTGGATATGGTAGTTATTGACTTGCTCTACTGTGGCATCACCAAGTTCTTGGTGCACAATTATTTTATTTATAGATGCTAGCGATCTTTTACTTCATTTTCTTGACTCGTGCCATTGTAACTCACTAATTACATTATCAATAACAAATGGTTTTTTTATTGCCTCTTCTGAAACTTTTTTATCTGGAGCTGGTATTGTCCTCTTTAGTAAGATTTTAATAAATTCTCAAACGTATGTTAGTATTATTTTCATGTTTTAATTTAGGTTAGTTTTGGGCAGGCCTGGTAGGAATTGAACCCACGCACTCCGTTTTGGACGCGGAGGGGGACAGTTTTGAAGACTGCTCGTCACCCAGCTGACGCCTCAGGCCTATTTTATTTTTTATATAGTCCTGTGACGCATTATTAGCATCATCAATATTATTGTATGCATTATCTAGAATTTTGGTTTGTTGTAAACAATGGTCGTCTATTTGTACAGAAAAATTGTCTGTACCATAAATAGCGTCTATATGTATTTCGAGTCTCTTCATTATTTATCCAATGTCTTAGTTATTCCAGCACCTAGTATGGTGTATAAAAGTTTTTTAAACCATAGTTGCTCCCAGAAGGGGACTTGTAGTTTGTCTACCTCCTGGTAGTTAATAATTATAGAGTCCTGGATAGCTATTAAACTATCCTTATTAACACACTCCTGTAGCTTGACTAAAAGAGTGTCAAACTGTGTTGGTGTAAATACTATACTACCTACATCAACTAAGGTAGGTTTAGTTAGGAGCTCTTGACAACCCACTAAACTAAAGCTTAGAAAGGAGATCGTTAAAGTGCTTAACTTTATCTTCTGGAACAATGTCATTTATTTCTTTCTCAATAGATTTTTTTTTATTTTTATTTTGCAGCCTGTTTCTTTTTTCTAAAAGGCGTTTTATCTTATTTCTTTTAATTTTAATCTCCGCTGAATCGTTAGATAATACTTTAGACCCAGCGTAGATTAATACTACATAAGAAATTATGTGTAACAGTTCCCTTATAAGTGAAGCTAGGTTACTTAGCTTCTTCATCTGTCCCTACTAATTCCCGCAAACTTTCTATTTTGCCTCTTGTAAAGTCATGTACTTCTTTTTCTTGTGCAATAGCTTGACGTATTTCGTTCTCTTGTTCACGTAATTTCTGTATATTGTCGTTGTATTCTTGCACCTTTTGCACACGAGCATTATTTTCTTCTTCTAACTTATGTATCTTTTCTTCCAGCATTTTGGTATCTTTCATATTATTGTAGTTTGGTTAAGTTTGAAAGTGTTATATTATTTAATATATTAAGTTTGATTATGAAAAGCAATGGTTATTTATGGTATTTTTCTTTTATATTTTATAGCTGTTTCCCACCTAGACATTATGCCCTAAATACTACCCACAATGGTACGTACAACCAACAAACGCTACCATGTACACTACTCCATCATACTCCACCTCTTCTAGTTTATACTTAGTATCATCATCAAAATTACAGTCCATTGTTATTTTAGCAACAGTATAGTTGTGTAGTACATCATCTGATTGTTTCATGCCTATACCAGGAATAGGTGATGAAGTTATATAGTCCCCATTTTCTAGATTTCCAGAATAATTTGATATCCAAACAGCACCCTCCCCTAAGGAGTTTATTTTTAAGTACTCATTTAGCATAGAGTTTCCTTCACTGTCTACAAGTAGATTTTTATCATCGTCAAATTTTCTGGTGTTAGTAATGCCAGATATAACGCCGTAAACCGACTTATCCATTTTTGTGGAAGATACCTCAACATTCGTTCATGTGTCCATTATATCAATAGAAGAGATACCCGTATTCATTGACCGATCTGTATAACCAGGACTAGAAGTGACAATTTTACCTATATAATTCTCTATGTTATCCTTGTAGTAGTTAATTGTATTATCAGATGGCCATGATTTATGGGTACCAGTAAAAAATAAACTGGTCCAAAATACTCCCCCAGTATCATCGGTTAGGAACTCATCGTTAGCTGCAGTTGAATTGTTAGAATCGTATAAGAACGATCTCATTCTAACAGTACCGTTGACATCAAGCTGACTAGTTGGAGCGTCAACATTTATACCTACGTTCCCACCAGAAATATTTAGTTTATTACCATTCTCAAGTTTAAAATTTATAAAAGACCCTGGAGTACCTCACCCTATATAACACCCCCTAGTATCAGAACTATCTCTTACTTCAAAGTACCCATAGTGGTCGGAGTCGGAAGTATATTTAGATGTAATAGCTCCATAATTACATCTTATTTTTCCCCCACTTCATCAAATAGCTCCCCAGGGTTGGTAGTGCCAACACCGACATTTCCATCATACTTTATAGTCAGTCTGTCAAATAAGTCCTTATCATAAAGGTTATTAACGGCAAATCTAAGGTCAGTTTTGTCATAACTGGTATTCATATTATCAGTGTGCCTTACAGCCCTAATTGCAGCCCCTATCTGGTCAGTGTCCTCGGATGGATTCATAGTATTTGATTTAAAAGCGATCCCAGCGAATGCGTTTTCTGTTGCATTATCGTTGTGTATAACTAGCTCAAAGTCACTAAATATGTTATTGTTGGATGTAGTTGTGCCGTCATCTCCCCTAATTTCCATAACCCCAGCAGCAATTGTCCCTACGCCACCTGCACTTAATTTATTAGTAATTTTGACATCACCACCCGTTACATATAATTTATATGAACCATTTAGATTATCATCTCCGATAGTTACTTGTCCTGCTGTAATTCCTTTTTGAAAATATGGGGGGAAAGAATCGTAGGATGACGCGGCTAAAAGTCTAAAATCAAAAGTAGATTTTAATCAAAAGTACCTTGCGCCAGAGGTATGCCTTCCCAAGTTGGTGTAGGAAACGCCGTTTAGTTCAACATCGTAGCTTCAAAAAGCGTCTCCATCCAAATTATTAGATGTAGCCCCTGTCAGGTCATCAGCGTCTCCTCCAAAATTGTATTTTCCAAGCGAAAAATCACTGCTAGTAGTACCAAAACCTAACGAAAGAGTGTTGGAGTTATAAGTTGAGTTAGTTGCATATGATTCTAATGTTGTGGAACTAACACCTACAGATCGTTTATAATAAAAAGTAGAGTTGGCTCCTTCTATGTATACTTGGTGTCCTCCTCTTAGTCCTGGAGTAATTATCATTCCTATCGGATAGTCCAGCGATGGGGTCTCCATCCGAACCATACCAGCACTCTCCCCGCCTCGAGCTCCATTTAAAATTAAAGCATAGTAATTTCCGGAACCGGAAGTCCAATCTGATACATATCTCACGAAATATTTTCCAAAATCAGCATGTGTCTCGTAAGCGTATATATTTAAAGCTCTATAGTTAAAATAATCTGCCTCTGCGTAATCATCTAAAGAGAGTTTTCGTGCATTTACGAATTCACCTTGTAAGGTACCTGCTGTAATTGAATCAGCTGTCATTTCTCTTGAAATCCTAACATCGTCCACTTTTGTCTCATTAGCTCCCTCATATAATTCTAATTGTATTTGCGTACAACTTGAATTAAATCCTAAACCAGTAACCCCATTACCAAATTGATAGGATTTTTTTACATAAGATGATGTTAAAGGTCCATCTACTAATAGCTCCAAAGTTGATAAGTATGTCCCTGAGCTATTGTATTGTCGGACAGATATCGAAAATTCAGAACTTGCCGACCCTTTTGCGTAACAACTGAAAAAGTATTTTTCAGTTCTTGATATTGGTATTAAAGCATGGTCCGACTCGCTTGTATTGTTTAGTGTATACGCATATTGAACAACGGGGTCAACACCAACTGCCAAAATTAATGCTCTTGTACCCCCATATGAGTCACTTGTTGAAGCATTTGAGTCTGTATCTCATGCTGTCGTACTACTACTGTTAGATCACCCTTGAGGTCTAGTTCCTATTCTACCTTCAAAATCTCCATTAACAACTGAATTATCATTTCCAGGGAGTCCGATTACACCGTCTGGGCCTTGGGCTCCTTCATCCCCCGTCGGTCCTGAGGGACCGGATGCTCCGATTACACCAGTAGGTCCGGAAGGTCCCGTAACTCCTTCTTCTCCTGTAGGTCCAGATGCTCCGATTAC